GTGCGCGGCGTAGTAGCTCCGACGCTCATCCGGCTGCAGCAGGTCCCGCGCGATCGTCTGCTCCCAGTTCACCAGCCAGGGGGCGAGCGTGTGCACCACGTAATCAATCCCCTGGTGCTCGATGTTGGAGAATGTCGCGCGCCGCAGGTCCCGCGCCATGTGCGGCGGCACATTGAACCACCGGCACGCCTCCACCACCGAGAACTCCCGCGACTCCAGGAACTGCGCGTCATTCGGCGGGATGAAGGATTCCTTGAAGGTCATTCCCTCCTCGAGCAGCATTAGGCGCATCGCATTATCGAGGCCGGCATACTGCTCGTTCACCGATTTCTTCAGGTGCTCAAATGCCGTGTCGCTGAGCACCCCCGGGTGCGTCATCATCCCACTCGGGCGCACCCCCTGCCCGAACAACTTCGCCCCGAACCGCTCCGCCGCCATCCCTCCTGCCAGCGATTCGCGGGCTATCGAGATCACGCTATAGCCCTGCAGCCCGTCGAACCCCAGCCCCGCCAGGTGGAAGACGTTTCGCCAGGCCAGCGATCTCTTGTCGCCGGTCGGCAGTTGGAGATCGTAGACCACGCTCTTCGCCTCCCGATCCCACCGCGGCTTCATTCGGTTCGGCGGCAGCGGCCACAATGCGATCACCCTGCCGGCCCGATCGCGCTCGATCTCCATGTAGGCGTTGCCCCAGAGCAAACAGTGCGCCTGCCGCGTCAGCCGCATCTGATAAGCCGTGATAAAAGGGTTCGGCAAGCTGTGAAGCAGCTCGTAGAGCGGATGATCCGGCGCGCGCTCCTTTCCCCGCGGCAGCCGGCGGTACATATGCAACGGGAGCTGCGCGATGCTCTGCGCGATCAGGCTCACGCACGCCCAGACGGGGCTATACCCGAGCGCGCTTTGCTCCGTCACGTCAATGCCGGCCGCGGTGCGGCCGCTAGCAAGGGGCGTGAACCAGAAATCATCATCCGGCGCGAGCGTCTGCCGTCTCTCCAACCGCCTGAGGACCCCCATTACCGTGCCCTCCAGACCCCGATGTAGAACAGCGCCGCCCCCGTCACCGCCACCGCCGCCGGCCAGCAGAGAAACGCGAGCCCCGCGCCGATCAGCGCTAGGCCCCCGTAAGTATGCAGATCCTTCAGATCGAACCGCGGCTCCCGCCTCATGCCGTGATCACCCTCACCCCCCGCGTCTCATAGACTGACGGCTTCGCCCCGCCCTGCCGGCTCAGCCGGTCAATCGCCATGATCAGCGCCACCATCCCGTCAATCCGCTGCGTGGATTTGCTCTTGTCCGGCTTCACGTTCCCCGCCGGATCCTGCCGCACCACCATGTTGTCGGCCATCCACCGCAGCACCGGGTTCCCGCCGTGCGCGAGCTTCCCCGCCATTATCAGATTCAGCAGCTCCTTCGTCGGCGCGCTCATGCTGGCGAATCCCTGGCCGGTCGGAACCACCGTCAACCCCGCCGCGTCGAGCTCCTGGCTGAGCTGCGTCGCCCCCCAGCGGTCGAACGCGATCTCCCGGATGTTGTACGTCTCCTTGAGCGCCAGCAGCTTCCCGCGGATCGCCGCATAGTCAATTACGTTGCCCTCGGTCGCCTCGATCAGCCCCTCCCTCACCCACACGTCATACGGTACGCGGTCGCGCAGCACCCGCTCCCTCATGTTCTCGGCCGGGATCCAGAAAAACGGCAGCGCCCGCGCGGACCCGCCGTTTACCGCCGGAAACATCAGCACCAGCGCCGCGATGTCCGTCGTGCTCGCCAGGTCCAGCCCCCCATAGCACGCCTGCCCCGCGAGCTCCGCCGCGTCCACGGCTTCGCCCAGTTGATCCCATCGCTCCATCGGGATGTACCGCGTCTCCTGCTGCGTCCACTGGTTCAGGTACAATCGCCGGAATGCGTTCTGGTAGCCCGGCGTCGCCTTGGCCAGCCGGCACTCCCCCCGCAAGAACTGTTTCGATAACGTCACGCCGATTCCGGGATGCGCCTTTCGCCACGTACTTACCCGCGTCCAATCATCCTCCGGGTCGGCCGCATAGATGACCGCGAGCAGCTCGTCATCGCGCACGATCCCCTCGATCACCTGGCGCGCGTGCTCGTGCTGCTCCCAGCAGATGCTCTCGCGGTCGTAGCCTGCCGTCGTGATCGCCACCACCAGCGGCTGCCGGCGCGCGCCCACCGAGGTCGTCAGCACGTCCCACAGCTCCCTGTTGGGCTGCACGTGCAATTCGTCGAAGACTATCCCGTGCGCGTTCAATCCATGCTTCGTGAACGCATCGCTGCTCAGCACCTTGTAGGATGATGCCAACTTCGGCGCTACGATGCTCCGCCGGAAGACCTCGGCGCGCTCCCGCAACCTCGGGTTCGCCTCCACCATCTGCTGCGCCAGCTCGAACACGATCGCCGCCTGCTCGCGGTCCGCTGCCGCCGAGTAGATCTCCGCCCCCGCCTCGCCATCGGAGAAAAGCAGGTGCAGCGCGATCCCCGCGGCTAACGTGCTTTTCCCGGCCTTCCGCGGGATCTCGATGTACGCTTTCCGATACCGCCGCGTCCCATCTGCGCGTTTCCACCCGAATAACGGACGGATGATCTTGTCCCGTTGCCACCTGGCCAGCACGAACGGCTTCCCCGCCCACTCGCCCTTCACGTGCTGCAGATGCTCCGCGAAAAACCGCTCGGCCCGCTCCGCCGCCTCCCGGTCAAACCAGTATGCTCCCTGGGCGCGCGCTCCTGTAGAGCGCGCGTTCCGCGCGCGTGATCTGCGTTGGGCGCGTGCTCCTACAGAGCGCGCGTCCCGCTCCTGGCCGCGCCCACCCTGGGCGCGTGCTCCTACAGAGCGCGCGTCCCGCTCCTGGCCGCGCCCACCCTGGGCGCGCGCTCCTATAGAGCGCGTGGGGCGCGGTCGGCCGGGCCTATCTTGGGCGCGCGCTCCTACAGAGCGCGCGGCATCCTCAATCAAGGAGTTCATCCTTCTCCTCGGGCGCCTCCGCATGGATCCGGCTGCGGCTCGCGGGCGTCATCCCGAATTCCGGCAAAACCTTCATCATCTGCTCCATTGCCTTGTTTGCCACGCTCAGCCACGGATTCTGCATCGGCACGCCCGTCTTCGGCGCCTTCACGATCGGCCCGTACTTTCGGATCTCCTGCTCCGCCTGCACCCACCGCCCCCACGCGGTGCACAGCAACGCGAGCCCCGCCCCGTCAAGTTCGCTCAGCACCCCGCACGCCGCCAGCCGCCGCGTCGCCCGCCGCCATTCCGTCCGCGCCTCGCCCTCCAAGTGCTTCGGGCATGGCGGGATTATCGGCCGCGGCTTCGGTTCCCGCTCATTCAGCGGCCGCCGCCCCGGATTTCCCCTCAAGCGCTTGATCGCGCTCGGCGTCGGCTTCCGCCCGCCGCCCCAGCTGCGCACTTCTCGCCCTCCCGCGTCGCCTTCCCGCCGCTCATCTCCTCCCAGCGGTAGAGTATGACATCGCAGAACCTCGGCTCCAACTCCACCATCCGGCATCGCCGCCCCAACTGCTCGCAGGCCAGCAGCGTCGATCCCGACCCGCCGAACCCATCGTACACGATCTCCCCCCGCCGACTGCTATTTTTCACCGCAATTGCCGCCAACTCTACCGGCTTTTGCGTCGGGTGCATGTAATCACCCACCGGATCGCGCCGGACCTCCCAAACATCCGCCGCATCGCCGCGATCCGCCAGGTTCACCGTATGCCCGTCGCGTACGGCAATCGTGCGCAGGCGCTTGGTTCTCGGCGGGGCACCCCGCACGAACAGCCGCGCACCGCTCACCGCCTCTAGCACCAGGCCCGAGCCGATCACCGCCGCCCCGCCGTCGCTGCTGATCGCCCGAATCCGCCATACCATCGATCGACCTGCCCGAGCGCAGAACTTTGGCGCATGATCCGCCTTCGCCGCGTAAAAACAGGGCTCGTAGGCGTAATCATAGCCCCCGAATGCCTTGGTTGCGCCTTCCTTGATCCAGATGAGATAGTTCCTCTCCACCAGACCCGCCGCCGTCATGGCCTGGAGGTACTGATGGCGCGTCGAGGTCGAATGCCAGATGTAAAAGCCGGCATCGTCTCGCGCGTACTCGACGGCGAGGGCGAATGCCGGACCGAGGAGTTCGCACAGGCCGGCCCCGGCCGGTTCATCCTCAGGATACCCTCCGAGGTGCTGCGACTGATAATCCACCCCAAACGGCGGATCGGTGAATACCATGTGCGCGCGATCCGCCCCGAAAAGTCGCTCCAGTAGGTCCCGCCGCCGGCAGTCGCCGCAGATCAAGCGATGCTCGCCGAGGAGCCACAACTCCCCGGCCTTCACGCGCGCCGGGACCTCGACCGGCAGCGCTGGCGCCGCCATCTCCGCCGCGCTCACCAGCCCGTCAATCAGCGATCCCGCCTCTGACCGCTTGAATCCGAGAGCCTCGAGGTCGAATCCCGCCTCCTGGAGGTCCCGCAACTCCAAAGCGAGCAGTTGCTCGTCCCACCCGGCGTTCTGGGCGATCCTGTTGTCCGCCAGGACGTAAGCGCGCTGCTCCGCCGGCGTCATCCCCGCCAGCTCGATGCACGGCACCTTCGGCAGCCCGAGCTTGCGCGCCGCCACCACCCGCCCCCATCCGGCCAGTACGACGCCCTTCCGCCCCACCAGCACCGGCACCGTGAACCCGAATCGCCGGATTGACGCCGCGATCTGCTCGATCTGCGCCTCCGAGTGCGTCCGCGCCGCCCGCGCCGGCGGCCGCAGCTTCTCGGT